ACTTGAGCTGCTTCTTGGAAAAAGCGGTTCCAGTTGTTTTTGATGTTTAAGGTTTTAGCTGCTGCACCACTTTGTAGGTCTTGACCTACTTGAGCTGCTTCTTGGAAAAAGCGGTTCCAGTTGTTTTTGATGTTTAAGGTTTTAGCTGCTGCACCACTTTGTAGGTCTTGACCTACTTGAGCTGCTTCTTGGAAAAAGCGGTTCCAGTTGTTTTGTATTTGTTGCGCCCTAATCATCGCGGGGGGCAGCGCAGGCATTTGCTGCCCGTATGGAGCAGTGCCTGGGGTTATGCGTCGCTGATTAGCTATTTCTTGTGCTACCAGTGAATTTTGCCGTGCTCTAGCTTCGTTTGCTTCTCCAAGAGCCCGTACATACTGCCGAATTGCTCGCGTTTCGGCTTCTGTTCCCGCGCCTACTAGATCTAAAGAACGGGCGGCTCTGTTTAAGTTGTTTGTATAATTTTGTACATTTTGTACCAAGCCTCCTCGCGCACCAACAACCTCATTTAGGCTGTCTACTGCTCTGCCTGTTAGGTTTATTGCTGAGCGAAGTTCTTCGAGAGACCGTACACCGCGTACACCGATTTCAATGTCCGCTCTATAAGAGGCCACGGTGTTGGCGTGCTGGCTTGGTACTTCAGTTTACGCCGTAAAAAAGCCGCCGGGTTAGCGGCGGCGTTTGGCCTTGTCGATGGCGGCTTGCTCGGCGTCGTGGCGGATCTTGTAGTACAGGCTCCAGCCGAGTAGTTCGTCTTCGGTCATGCGGCTGCGGAGTTCAGCCAAGGTCAGGCCCAGTTTTTCGGCAACGTAGAACTGGGTTTGGAGGTAGGTGTCCTTTTTGAGGGCAGCCTCAAACGCTTTTGGTGTCGGTCTCCTCCGAATCATCGGTCAGGATCGCCAGCATCAGGGCCTGGAGGTCTTTGTCCTTGACTTCGTTTTTGAGCACGTCGAGTTCGGCGGCCTTGAACATGCGGGCGCCAGTGTCATCGCAGGCTTTGTTGATCAGCAGCTGGATGGCGAAGGCGGTGGCGTCGTCGGACTTGGCCTGCTTCTGGGCACGCTCGCGCTCGGCCATGGTCAGCGGCGTCACCCACATCTCAAATACGGAGCCGTCGCTCAGTACGACTTCCTTTTTGGTGGGTTCCAGGTTGGCCGCTTTGCGGAGGCGTTCCAGTGGGCTCAGAGGTGCGGAGGCAGCCATGGGCTAGGTTGATGGGTCACGCATTAGTGTAGCGGAGTAGAAATAAAAAACCCCGGCGGGAGAGCCGGGGTTCGGGGATCCATCACACCAGCAGGTTATCAGGACTTGTAGAGGTCGAAGGTGGGGGCAGCGCTCGGGCGGAAGGCAATTTCCACGCTCTGGCCGTCGTCGGGGTTGACGGTGAGGCTGGCCGAGGTCAGGATCACGGGCACGGTGATGGAACGGCTGAGGGTGTCGTTCACGGTGCCGCTGACCGAGATGCGGTCGATGTACAGCTTGACCGTGGCGCCAGTTTGGTTGAACTGGACCACATCCTCGATCATGCGGCTGGACAGTGCCGTGTCGTCGTCGGTCGTATAGACCGTGGCAGTACCAGAACCGTCCGCAAAGCCGGTGATGTAGCTGCGGAAGGGGGCGTACTGGCCGGGGGTCTGGCCGATGGTGGTGACGTCGATCTCGGAGCGGGTGATCTCAAAGCTCCAGTCGCGCACGCTGCCCACAGCTACTGGGGCGGTGTACACGATGCTGGCGAAGTTCGCGCCGAACACGGAGGGTTGAGCGGTTGCCGTAGCGGCAGCGCCACCAGCCGTCGAGCTGATGGTCATGATGCCGGTGGCGGGGACGTAAGTCTTGACGAAGTACGCACCAGCGGCGATTGCGTTGGTGGTCGTGGCGCCGACGGGGTAGGTCAGGGTCACGGGGTCGTTGACCTTGAAGCCGAGGTAGGTGCCAACGGTGATGTTGGAGCCGGTGGCGGGGAAGGCGGTAGCGACGAGCGTGGTAACAGATGTACCAGCGGGGGTGTAGTACAGGGCGCCGGAGGTGCCCGAAAGAACGGTGGCCATGGGAGGTACCTAAAGAGGTGTGGACGCGGGCACGGCCCGGCTTAGTACAGGTTAGCTCCAGTGATTGGAACTATTAAGTTGTGATGGTTGCCTGGAAGCCGGTCTCGATGCGAGATATAAAGAATGGCGTAAAAGCGCGGCGGGATTGTTGATCGGGGACAGTGCCGCTGAAGTTAGGGCTGAACGAGGGGCCTTCGATTGAGCCGGTGCGGGTGTAAATGCCTGTTGATTGCTTAGGCGTGTCATTGATTGTCTTAAGAATGTCGTATGCGACTTGGATTAGTTCTTGATTGCGGGCGGGGCCTTTACCTTTTGGGGTGTAGGCGCGGATGACGATTACACCACGCACGTATTCGTGATTGGTTGTCAGGCTGGATTCGGTTGTTAGGCCGAATTGGATGTTGACGTGGACAAACTCCTCGGCGCTGTCGGCGCCGTCGTTCATCACGTTGTCGAAGTACACCGGGACGGATGGCACCAGCGTGTTGTATGCCGTCAGCAGTGGGGCCTCGAATACGGCGCGGATGTTCTGGTAGTTCATCGGCGTCTCATGGCGATCTCGATTGCCTTATCAATAGCACCGGCACGCAGGTAGATGCTGAACCAGTCCATTGGAGCGGTGCGCCTGTTTCCGCCTGTGCCGGTTAACAAGCCTCGAATACCTTTTTGGCGCTCACCTATTTTTTCGATGGGGTTAATCGGTTTCGTGCCCGGGTCTATGAAGAAGCCCGGTTCCATGTCAGTAGCTACATCGGCATAAGGAGAGAAGTTGCTGATTGTGAATACGATTTTGTTTTTGGTTAGAAATGAGCGCACCACTTGCTGGCCGCTGAGTGCAGGAGTGTAAATAGGTTGGGGTTTGCCAGGTGCTCCGGTGCCTCCTTGGATTCCCGTTGGGGAGGCGATTTGCCAGGAGTTGGAGAAACTGCCGGACCATGCGGGGCCGCGTGTTTGTAGATCGCGGACGATTTTTTCGGCAGCACGTTTGGGACCGTTGTAGACCGTCGTAGCAGCTACCTGATCCAGTTCTTTTATGAGGTTCCAGATGCCGTTACGGGCCATTATTGGGGCCTCGCAATGAGGGTGTGGTAGATGGGGGAGTCGCCGCGTACTGTTTTGACGTTGATGATGCGGGCGGTTTTCGTAGTGCTGTTGTCGGTGTATTCGATGCGGTCGCGGATGCTGGGGGCGTATGTACCAAGCTCGGTGTTGCCGATGATGAGTTTGAGGTCGGTGGTTTGGTAAGTGCTGTCGAACTCTTCGGGGTTGACTTGGGTGATGATGGCGCGGACTGTGAAGGAGACTTCGGCGCCGCTTACTAGGCCGGTTGTCGGGCTGTAGGTTTCGGTTGTGGCGGCCTTGATGTAGGTAATGTCGGAGCCCCAGTCCGTCAAAAGCGGGCCGGGGATGGGGGCGAAGGTGGTGTCGATGAGGCTCATGTCAACCTCTCAGCAGGCGGACGGCGTAGTTGGCGGCGCCGGATTGGCAGTAGGGGCCGAGGTAGGACTGGAGCCAGGGGTAGACGTCGAAGACGTTGTTGATGACGCCGGAGGTGGTGGAGCTGGATTTGTACTTGACTTGGAGGTCGCCCAGTTTCACCTCGTCGTAGATGCCGGTTGTGCCAGTGCTGCCGGTGATGGCGTTGGTGTCGTTGGCGAGGGCGCGGGCGAGTTCGTAGGTAGCAACCTTGACGCCTTCGGGGATCAAACTGCAGGCGAGGTCAACGTCATCGACGGTGTAGTTGTCGCGGGGCCACTTCAGGGCTTGGGTGGTGGTGCAGCGGTCGCCGTAGAAGCTGAGGCCGTCGATCCAGCGGGTGGCGGAGATGAGGGCGCGGTTTTTGGAGTCGGTGGTTTTGCCGGTCCAGTCGCTGCTGTCGGGGACGGTCTCGAAGTAGGTATCGGCAGCAGCCAGCGTTACGTAGCTGTTAGCCGAGGCTCCGCTAAGAGTGGCGTCAACGACTGCAGGCACGGTCAATAAAGCCTTTGTTTGAGTCTACTGCGCGTGGGGCGGGTGCTTGTTTTGGGCAGGATGCTGGCGTGATAGACGGTGCCGCCCTCCAGTTCGATGTCGGCGGCGCGTTCTAGGTGTTGGCCATAAGGGACATCCTCGTGCCAGTGGCGACTATCCTGTAACACGTAGAGACGTACCATGCTCATGCCCGCTCGCAAGTCAACTGAGGCCAGCGTAGAAGCCGAGGCCCAGAAAGAAAATTCTGCATTGCCTAGTAATGCAGTGAGGAAGTTGGAGGAGGTGGCGCTGGAGGTGCGGCGGCTGCAGGTCGAGGAGGGGCTGGGTACGCAGGAGATTTCTACGCGGCTTCAGGTCAGCCTTGCTGTGGTAACGCAGTTGTTCCTGCAGTCTTACAAGATGACGATGAATACGCCGGAAGTGTTTGAGTTGCAGGAGAGGATTCGAGTAGGCGAACTTTGATAGTAAAAAAGGCCCCCGTAATGGGGGCCATATTTGTACCGCTGTACTGATAAATCAGTATGCGGTGGTGTCAAACGGCGTGTTGACCAGCAGGCGGCAGATGGGCACCTGCTTGGCGGCGCTGTAGACGAGGCTCCAGCTGGCGGTGTCGCCCAGGTTGCCGGTGGTGGCAGCGTTGGTCGGGTTGTCGCCGGCAACGTTCCACTTGGTACCAGTGACGTGGTAGCCGTAGTGGTAATCCACAGCCAGCACATCCTGCATGGAGAGGATGTTGCGGTCGGCGGCCAGACGCAGATCCTGTTGGATGCCCTCGGACACGACGCCGGAGGCGAACATGTACACGGGGTACTTCACCACATGGGTGGAGGTGCCGCCGGTCAGGAAGGTCAGCTGGTCGTCGATCACCACGCGCAGGCCGGCGAAATAGGCGGCCTCGGTTTGAGTCACGCCAACACCGCCGCCGCCCCAGACGACGGAGCCGCCGGTGGAGAGGGCCGAGGTGCTGAAGGTCAGCATCCCGACTTGCTGCAGGTAGTGCGCCACGTTGGAGTGCATGGCGATGGAGTCGAGGTTGTCGCTCCGCTCACCAAGCTTGGCCTTGGCGGCCACCACGTTGGCCACGTTCAGGAAGTTGGCTTCCGTCATGGAGCCGGGGACGCCAGCGAACGTTTTGTTCGTCTGGTTGGCGCCCAGCACGCCGGCGCCGCTGATGCCGCCGAACAGGCCCAGCAGTTGGGCTGCCAGGGTGGCGGTCTTCAGCTTGTTGATGGCGGCGGTCAGCTGGTTGCGGACGTGGGCCAGCGGATCGGCGCCAGAGCCCAGCTTGCTGAGGTCGTCGGCGGCGTAGGCGAAGCCACGGTGCAGCAGCGTCATGATCTGCTCGTCGGCCGTCACGTTCTGGGGAACGAGGAAGCCGCTACCACCACCCCAGGTGTTGTTGCTGAGGATCTGGGTCTCAGTCGGGGCGATGGGGTCGAAGAAGGGGACGCGCACGCGGGTGCCGCCAGCACGGGCGTCAAGGGCAGCGTTGCGCTGCACGATGCCGCTCTGGACCCACTTCGATTGCTCGAAGATGCCCTCGGCCGTGTACTGAAGAAATTCGGGGCGGGTGACAAGGTTCGACAGGAACGTCGAAGTTGCACCGTAGTTTCCGGTAAAGGAAGACATGGGTTAGCTCCGGTGGAGTCAGGGTTGGGGAGGTGCCCCACAGGGGCTAGTTGAGGCCGGCTTCGGCTCGAAGGAGCCTGGCTTTGTCGGGGTCGGTGGAGAGCATCATCATTTGCTGAGTGATGTTCCAGCCGTCCTTGGACCAGGGGTTGGCTTGGCCGGGGAGGGCGGTGGAGCGGGCACTACCTGCTACACCCATGCCGGCGCGGTTCGTGGCTGCAAAATGATGCTCGTAGCCGCTGCCGGGGTTTTTAAGGTTGGCGATGTATTCGCCAATCGGAACTTCTACGCCGCC